GAGAGATGCTTTGCAAAGATGGAAAAAGCGGCGACGGAATATCAAGCAATCGAGATATATCATCCGGAAAAGGATCAGCATGAGCAGGAATAAAGATATCAAGTTTTTACACGATATCAGCGGCAAAAGCTACAAGGAATGCCGCCAGATCATGAAGGCATCAGGCTGGGATTTGATAAAAGCATTGCAGATAATAGACATTCTGCCAACTATCGAAAGAATATCAAACCAAGCGGCGGCTGTCATCCAAGACCTGGCGGAAAGAATATCACAAATTCTGCCGGCTATCGTTGAAATCATCAACAACAGCCTGGATTCCATAATAAGAGCAATAAAAGCACAGGAGAATAAAAAAGATGTTTATACAGACGACAGGCGGAGCGAAGACCCCGGAGGAAATCTACAAGAGCCTTAAGAAGTACGGACACCTTGTCGCAAGAGTCCAGGACTACACGCTGAACGGCGTCAGAAAATACTTCTCAATAAAAGAGCAATTCGACGATCCGAGAATCGTTGAAGTCCTGATTATCTGCGAGAAAGTCATATATACACAATACCTCCCGGCGGAGACATCCGACAGCATCCGGAACAGGATCAGAGCAGAAGCGGGGCAAAAAGACTCGACTATCGGATCAGTACAATTCGGGAATTTTTGACAGGAGGCATCAGCACATGGACATAAAATCACCGATGAAGTTATTCAAGGCAGAAGCCGACTTCATACTGACAGAAAACTCCCGGAAGAAGCTCATAGAAGCGACAGAAAAAGACACCAGGAGACAAAACCCGATGTATAAGTCACCAATAGAAATAATATATCAAAGGATGCAGACACAAGTCGACGACGACATCGTCCGAGCTGTTCAAAGTTATAATATCAACGTTGACCGGGACGAACTCATTAAGGCACTAAACTATGACCGGGACCAATATCGAAAAGGATTCGAAGACGGCAAAAAAGCAGGACCGAACTGGATAAGCGTTAAGGAAAGGATGCCCGATACAAAGGATTTTGTTCTTGTTTATGACGGATCAGATATATTTGTTGCTTGGTATGAAAACGAAGGCATGTCAGAAGGCTGGCACAGCTATGACAATACATACGATTGCTATACACCTATTATCGCATGGATGCCACTCCCGGCACCATACACGACAGATCATCAGGAGGAATCTAATGCTTAATAAATCAGCAAAGGACGCCATGTCGCTGGCAATATCCGAAAAAGTCAAAAGCATAATAGACAACGCCAGCGGACTGACAGCATTCAACATCAGGATAGAAGCAAGTCCAACAGAAGCGCCTTCGATCCGATATACAGTCGAAGAGATCATCACATCATCGGAAATAGTCGGAACACGCATCAGAAAAGCAATCCAGGAAGTAGAAGAAGACCATGCGAAAACGTGAAACAATAATAAATATCATCGCCGGAATAGCCGGCTTGATAATAGGCGCAATAATAGGCTTTTTAATCTTCGGGAGGTAATACATGGCAAAAAAGAACTACATCGACAAAAAGGGCAACTATCAAAACGTAGAGAATCTATCGCTTGCTCAGATATACGACAGGGGACACGAAGACGGCTATAAACTAGCAAAAGCTGAGATCATAGGCAAGTATGAAGAAAGACCGAAAGGTGAGTGCAAAACTTGCATACACCGTGACCCCGAAGATAAGAAATGCGATTGCGGTGCACTGGAACGAGCAGGTTGCCCATTTCCTGTTAGTGATGATTACTTTTGTAAGTTTTACGAGAAAGGCGGTGCGGAAGAATGATTAAACTTAATTATGAAGAAATAGATAAAAATGAAATTCAGAAGTCAGTTCACCTTTTGGATTTATTCACAAAAACATTTTGTCGCTATCCAAATGATTATGAAAGATTTGATGATTTGAAATTCAGATGTGATGAATGTCCATTCCAAAAAGAAAACGGAGAATGTCAGGTAAAAATGTTCAAAGAAAAGTATTATCCCGATTATACAGATTTTGGCTCTATGGGAGATTTGTGAAAGGCGGTGCTGAACGAACATGCAACAAATATATAACTGCCCAAACTGCGGCGGAACACTCCAAGACGACGGCAGGTGCCGATTCTGCGGGAGTAAAGTCTACGACCTGACAGACATCAGCCTGGACGAACCGAAATACATCAGGATGAAAATAAATAACAGCACAATAACAGGAAAAGTCATATTTGACAATTTCACTATAACGACAGCAGTCGGAGAACTACCACACGGCGAGCTTTCATTCCGGTTTTTAAACGACATAACGGAGACGGAGGATCAGAAATCATGAAATCAGAAGACGACATCAAATACTGCAGGACGGACGGCGTACCTAACGAAACAGTAATAAAACTCAGGATGCAGAAGGACGCAAAAGCGATAAAGACGCTCGAAGACGAACTCAATCACGCCAGACAGCACCTGGAATTCAAAGACATGGCACCGGAATACTATCAGGAGATGCGGGAATATATCGAGGCGCTGGAGACTGCTATCGAAGCAATAAAAGAAAGAAACACAGCATCAGGAGGCAAACCATGAACGACAATCTGAAGAAGAGACAGGGACACACGACGACAGTCTGTTTCTCAGTTCACACGGAAGACGACGCCGACATCGTAAAATGGATCAGTCAGCAGGAAAACAAGTCCGAGGCGATCCGAAAAGCAATCAGAACAACAATCAGATGCGACGACATACTTCGCCGTAAATAATCAGGAGGAAAACATCATGAAGGCAATCATCATCACAGCAATAATCTGCCTGACAGTTGTTGCAGTTTGTTACATGGCATATAAGGACAAGAAGAAATGAGCGACGCAAAATACACAACATGCAACGGGTACATCGTCCCGATTTTATATCAGGCGATGATTCCACTCAACCCGAAGACAAAGAAGAACAGCCAGGAGATCAGATTCCGAAAAGCAGGAACTGCCGGATTCTACAAAAGAACAAAATACGGATTCCAGTATATAGGAGTCCCTTTCATAGCTCAGGGCGAAAAATACGAACAATACGAAACAGACGCCGGCTGGTTTTTGAAACCGCCGGCTGAACCCTTGTCAGGAAGACTCAACATCCGATGCATTTTCTATCGAGACAGCCGGAGGCGAGTCGACCTTACAAACCTGCTCGAAGCAATAGACGACATCCTCATAAAATACAAAATCATCAAGGACGACAGCTTCGAGATAATAGCAGGACACGACGGAAGCCGGGTATTAGTCGACAAAGATCATCCCAGGACCGAGATTGCAATCTTCGAGCTTCCGGGAATAGAATAATAACAGGAGAAAAAGATGCAACATCAAATCAAGTTATTAATTGACTTTTGCGAGCCGGTAATAACAGGAGAAAAGACATTCGAAGTCAGGAAAAACGACCGAGGCTACCAGAAAGGCGATGAAGTAATCTTTATACCTTGCGACCGAGAAGGGAACCCGACCGAGCACAGAATCAGTAAAAAAGTTTATGAAATTACGTATGTGCTGTCAGGATGGGGAATAGAGCAAGGATTTGTCGTTTTTTCAATCGAAGACACAGGAAAACAAATCATAAAACTGGAAAGGACATAAGAAATGGACAACAGAGTCATCCGGGAGGAATACGCCGAAATCGCAAAGGAAATCATCGAGACGGAAGAAAGCCTGACGGACATCGCCAACAGCAAAGCAACGATAATATATCTCGGATCAGACAATCCGAAGACCTCAAAAGGGAAGGCAGTCTGCGGCGAATGTGAGAGAGTCCAGGACAAAAATAAATGGGCAATCCCGGCGGACTACACAATAACAGTCTTCGAGCCGAACATCGTCGGATTCTCCCGGGAACAGTTGCGCATCCTGCTATTCCACGAACTACTGCACATCAAGATAGACTTCGAGGAAGACGGGTCAGAAAAATACTCAACAAAACCGCACGACTACGAAGACTTCAAGGAAATAATCGACAGATTCGGGACGGACTGGAGCGTAACATGAACATAATATCAATGCCGATCAGGGACCTGATTCCCTACGAGAAAAACGCCAAAAAGCACAACAAAGAACAGATATTAAACGTCGCAGAAAGCATCCGGAGATTCGGATTCGCTCAACCCCTTGTCATCGACAAGAACAACGTGCTCATAATAGGACACTGCCGACTGTTAGCGGCAAAACAACTCAAACTTCGAGAAGTACCATGCGTCAGGATGGAAAATCTCACAGACGAACAAGTCAAACAGCTTCGACTTCTCGATAATAAGCTCAACGAGTCAGAATGGGACATCGAACTACTATCAGAAGAACTCAAAGACCTGGACATGACCGGATTCGACATCGACTGGGAACTCCCGGAGGAAGAACCGGAACCCGAGATCATACAGGACGATCTTCCGGAGGAAGTCGAGACAATCTGCAAGCTGGGCGACCTGTGGCAACTCGGAGATCATCGCCTGATTTGTGGCGACAGCACAGACGACGCCGTCATCGCAAGGCTAATGGACGGAAATATCGCCGACTTGCTACTAACGGACCCGCCGTACAACGTAGCACTGGGGCAGAACATCAAGGACGCAGAAGAAGCAAAGAAACTCCACAGGAGAACGGACGGGAAAATCGTCCAGAACGATTCCTGGAAGAACGACGCAGAGTTTATCGAGTTTTTGACAAAAGCACTCAAAACGGCGATGGATCATACAAAACCCGGCGGAGTCTTCTATATTTGGTATGCGGCATCACAGACGAACAACTTTTTTACATCAGCAGAAAACGCCGGGATGTTTATCCGGGAGCAACTAGTCTGGGTCAAAAATATTTTTAGTTTTACAAGACAGGACTACCAATGGAAGCACGAACCCTGCCTTTACGGATGGAAGGACGGCGGCGCCCACTACTGGGCAGGCAGTAGAACGATATCGACAGTCTTCGAGCAGGAAATCGACCTGAAGAAACTCAAAAAGGAAGACATGGCGAAACTACTCGAACAGCTCATGTCAGACGACATTCCGACAACAGTCCTCAGAGCGGACAAACCGACATCAAGCAAACTGCATCCAACGATGAAGCCGCTCATCCTACTAGCAAAGCAGATAAACAACTCGACGATCCGAGGCGACAGCGTCCTGGATATCTTCGGAGGATCAGGAAGCACACTCATGGCATGCGAACAGCTCAAAAGACGATGCTATACAGCGAAACTCGATCCGAACTATTGCGACGTTATCATCCAGCGCTGGGAGCAGTTCACAGGAAGGAAGGCGGAAAAGCTCAATGGATGACTTCGAGTTTTACGGCTTCGATTTTGACACCGGAGACGAAGAAAAGAAGAAACCCAGAAAAACCGAATCAGAAGAAAAACCGGCGAAAACAGTCAAACCCAGTCACAGATTCGGGAACCGGCACCTGTCCAGAAAAGCATCATCAGAACAGGCGCTGATGAAGAGTCTCGACTGGTTTTTTGAAGAGGGCGACTGCTATCATTGCTTCAGTTTTGGAGACGTCGACAGCATGTCATATTTTAAACACGTTTTACATCAGCAAAGAATACTATATCTGGCGCTGTCGACCTGGTGCATGGCAGGCGAAGACATAGAAGACCTCCGAGAGTGGCATCACCGGGGCATGTTAGGGCGAGTCGACTTCTATCTCGGAGAAATCTTCCAGGGATCTTACCCGGAGGTATACGCCGAAACGTGCGACTTCGTCGAGGAATGCGGCGGGCGCCTTTGCATTTTCAGGAATCACAGCAAAGTCATGGCAATAGTCGGCGAGAAGTTCGACTGTTTAATCGAATCATCAGCAAACGTCAACACAAACCCGAGATGCGAGAACACAGTCCTGACAGTCGACAAGACACTAGTCGCCGACTACGTCGAGATGTTCAACGGGATAGAATCATTCAACAAAGAACACGAAGCGGAACCTTACAAAATACCGAAAATCAGGAAGTTATTCGGAGGAAACCAGGAGGCATAAATCATGGCGGAAAAAGAAAGACCGAAATCACCTATAAACGGACAGCCATTGCCGGAGGGAAAAGTCATCAAAGCTGGCGAAGAAGCGAGGGAACTGGGCAGAAAAGGCGGAATCAAATCAGGCGAAGTCAGGAGGGCAAGAAAAACCCTCCGAGAAGAACTGCTGGACCTGTTGACGGAGGATATCACGGACAAGAACGGACGCAGGATGCAGACTCAAAAAGCTATATCAGCATCGATGGTCAAACAGGCGCTGACAGGAAACACGAAAGCATACGAGATCATCCGGGACACCATAGGCGAGAAACCTATCGACAAAGTAATGATATCAGAAGTCGACCCGGCGACCATTGCAGAAGTAGAAGCGCTCATCATGGAAACTGACGCAACTCCGGAAGAACCGAAGAAAAAGACAAGAAGCACCAGGAAAACAACAAAGAAGCAAACGAAGACGACGAAAAAAGGAAATAAAAAGGATGTTGACACGTGAGCAGGCAGTTAGATTCCTTCGGGATCATCCGGCGAAGTTTGGAAATCTACTCGGATTCGATAAACTATCCGACATCCACAACGGCTGGATAAAAGAGATGGCATTCGGGACCGAAGATCATACACTGCAGGGACACCGAAACAGCTATAAAACGACATCGCTGTCTGTCGCAATATCCGACATCATGATTCTGCGTCCAAATAAAAGAATACTATTCATCAGGAAGACGGACGACGACGTAAAGGAAATTGTTAAACAGGTTAAAAACATCCTAACAGACGAAAAAACGATATACATTGCGTCGAGTATATACGGCGTGACACCTAGACTCACAGTCGAAAACGCCCTGGAGCTGTCGACGAATCTCACAACGGACATCCGAGGCACTAATCAGCTGACAGGAATAGGATGCGGCGGAAGCATCACCGGCAAACATTACGACTATATATTCACGGACGATATAATAAACGTAAAGGACAGGACATCCAGGGCAGAACGTGAAAGGACGAAGGCTGTATATCAGGAGTTAATCAACATCAAGAGTCTCGAAGGCGGAAAGATCTTCAACACCGGGACCCCCTGGCATAAAGACGACGCCTTCACGCTCATGCCGCCAGCAGAAAAATGGGATTATAAGCGGACGGGGATCATATCAGAAGCGGAAATCGAGGAAAGAAAGTCGAAGATGTCGCCGTCACTATTTGCGGCAAACTACGAGCTGAGACATATCGCCGCTGAAGACGTCATATTCGAAAACGCTCAGACAGGAGAAAGCGCAGAGAAGATCATCGGCGCCAACTTCTGCCACATCGACGCCGCATACGGAGGCGAAGACACAACGGCATTTACTATCGTCAGGAAGGCGGAGGGCAAATACTACACATACGGCAAACTGTGGCACAAAGCAGTAGACGACTGCGTCGACGATATAATCAGCATCAAAAAGGACCTTCTGGCAGGTAAAATCTACTGCGAAGACAACGGCGACAAGGGATATCTGGCGAAGAATCTCCGGGAGAAGGGCGAAAAAGTAATCACATATCACGAAGACACAAACAAATATATAAAAATCGTAACACACCTGAAGGGCGACTGGTCAAACGTCGTATTTGTTACGGGAACAGATCAGGAATACATCGACCAGATTCTGGAATATAACGAATTCGCAGAACACGACGACGCACCGGACAGCCTTTCCAGTTTGTTACGCATCCTGCATCCGACAAAAGATCAGGACAAAAGGGCATCAGCCTTCGGCTATTGAGTACTTGCATTTTTTGATATAATGTGCATATCAGGACAGGCGATACAATATCCGGACATCAGCAGGAGGCATCAGGATGAAGACATATCAGGACTGGGAGAAAGTCGCAGGCGGAGACGAAAGACAGCGAATGGCTTTTATTAAGCAGTTCATAAAAGAACATAAAAACTCACAGGCATACAAGGATGCAATCGACGCCGAGAACTACTTCGCCGGACAAAATACTACAATCAAAGCATACGAAAAATATCTGTTTAATGCGGCAGGGAAGGCAGTCCCGGACGTTTTTTCTGCTAATCACAAAGTCGCAACCCGCTTTTTTTATAGATCAGTCATGCAGGCAAACTCGACCTTACTCGGGAACGGCATCACCTGGAAGGACGGCACAGGAGGCGAAACACTCGGGAAGGACTTCGACAGAAAGATCATCAAGGCGGGCAGGGATGCGCAAGTCGGCGGCGTATGTTTTGGATTCTACAATAACAACAAGGTTGATATTTTTAAAATCACAGAATACGCCCCCTTATACGACGAAGAAGACGGAGCACTCAAAGCAGGCGCCAGATTCTGGCAGATAGACGATACAAAACCGCTCAGAGTAACAATGTTCGAGCTGGACGGACTCACAGAATACCAATTCGACAAAGATCATCCGGAGGGATTCGTCAGGACGGAAAAACAGCCTTACATCAAGATAATAGAATCATCCGAGGCATTCGGCGACGAAACATATCGAGGCGAAAACTATCCGACCTTCCCAGTAGTACCATGCTGGGCAAACGTAAACAAGCAGTCCGAGCTTTTACCGATCCGGGCAACACTCGACTGTTATGACCTCATCAACTCGAAATATGCAAACGACATCGACGACGCAAGTCTTATCTACTGGACAATCACCAACGCCGGAGGCATGGACGACACCGACCTTGTTCAGTTTATCGACAAGTTAAGGAAGATTCATGCCGCACAGACGGACGGGGATCAGCAAGTACAGGCAAACAGCGTCGACATTCCATACGCCAGCCGGGAAGCATACCTGGACAGACTCGAAAAACAGTTATACAGGGATTCGATGGCGCTCAATACATACGACATCGCATCCGGAGCAATCACAGCGACACAAATCGAGGCGGCATACGAACCGCTGAACGAGAAGCTGGATGCACTCGAGGCGGAAATCTCCGACTTCATCAGTCGACTGCTCAAAGTCGCAGGAGTTGAAGACGAACCGACGTATACACGCTCGATCATCGTCAACAGGACAGAAGAAATCACAACGATTACAAATTCCGCCCTTTATCTCGACGACGAATACGTAACAGAAAAAATCATGACCTTACTCGGAGACAAGGACAAAGTCGAAGAGGCGCTGGACGCAAAAGCGGCAGAAGACATCAAGAGGATGACATCAGGAACAACACCTGCAGAACCGGCAGACACAAACATAACAGGCGGCGACGTTGAGTAAAAAAAGATATAATTCGGACTTTATGTCTCGAGAGATAGACGACAGACTCGAACAGCTCGAAGAAAAGCTGGCGGCTGTCTACGCCAACGCATCAAACGAAGCAAGGGCAACCCTGACGGACTTCCTGAAGACATTCGAAGAAGAAGACCAGAAACAACGCCTGCTTGTTGAGTCCGGACAGCTATCCGACCAGGACTACTTAATATGGCGCCGGAATACGATCATCCAGTCTGGAAGATACAAGGCGACAATCGACGCCCTGACGGACATGCTAGTCAATACAGACATTGCGGCGATGGCTATCGTCGACAACGAACTGCCGCTGGTTATAGCTCAATCATACAACTTCGTAAAATCACTCGGATTCAAGGCGGCAGAAGAGGCAGGCATCAGCGCCGGGACCTTTTCTGTATATAACGCCCGAACAGTCCAGGCGCTCATCAGGGACAATCCGAAACTTCTCCCGGCATCGAGAGTCAATATCCCGGAAGATAAACGCTGGAACAGGGACCGGATGAACACTCAGATTACACGAAGCATCCTGAAAGGCGACAGCATCAGCAAGACGGCGGACAGACTGCAGGAAGTCACGAACATGGACAGGAACGCCGCCATTCGAAACGCCCGGACATCAGTCACGGCGGCAGAAAATCTCGGGAGATCAGAAGCGGCGGACGCAATAGAAGCAGAAGGCGTCCCGATCATCGAGGAATGGTCCGCAACATACGACAACAGAACGAGAGACAGTCACCTGCTCATGGACGGAACGACCAGGGACGAAAACGGCTACTTCGGCGCCGGGATCATCGCAACACCCCTGAGATTCCCGGGCGATCCGGACGGCGATCCGGAGGAAATCTACAACTGCAGATGCCGACTATCAATCAGACTCGGGAAGATAGATCATAGTCAGGACGGGGACCTATACAGGCAATTCATGGAGAAAAATCATCCGGAAGACTACGAGGCGCTGAAGGAATCAGCATCAGAGATCAGGAGAAAAGATCAGGAAGAGGCGGCAAAAGTCCGCCAGGAAGAACTTCGGAGGAAATAATCATGGCGAAAGTAATATCAGTCAGCATGACAAGTCACAAAGAAGAGATAAAAGCGGAGCTTCGTCAGAAAGTCAACGCATGGCTGGAAGCAATAGGCGAAGACGCCGCATCAACAGCGGCAGGAGTCGTCCCGGTTGATACAGGCAGACTCAAAGGAAGCATATCTTCGGCTGTAGTTGAGCAGGAAAACGCAGTATATATCGGGACAAACGTCGAATATGCTATATATCACGAATTCGGGACGGGCAAATACGCATCAGACGGAAGCGGAAGACAGCGCCCCTGGATGTTTCAGGACAAAGACGGCGAATGGCACTGGACGGCAGGCGTCCCGGCTAGACACTTTTTGCAGTTTGGAGCGACAGCGCATCAGGAGCAATACAAAAGCATGCTCGAAAATATCCTGAAAAGTTGATAAAATACAGATACATCCTCCCAGATGTATTACGACGTCATAAACAGAAGCGGGAAGCAGGAGAGGGCTTCCCGTTTTTGTTTATTTTTCATTTGTTTTTGTTTGGTTTTTGTTTGTTGAAAACGAAAATGAAAAATGTTATAAAATAAAAATAGAATCGAATATAAAAAGCAACTTATACCGAAGAAAAGGAGATTCGACAATGGCATTTACTCGAAAGTTTTTATCAGCACTCGGAATCGAAGCTGACAAAGTAGAGGAAATCATCACAGCTCACACCGAAGTAACAGATGCCCTTAAGGAAGAAAGGGACAAATACAAGGCAGAAGCTGAAAAGGCGTCAGGCATCCAGAAGGAAAACGAAGAACTGAAGGCGAAGATGTCCGGCGACGATCCGTACCAGAAAAAGTACGAGGAACTGCAGAAGGAATTCGAGACATTCAAGAACGAAATCGAAGCGGAAAAGACATCAGCCAAGAAAGAGGCGGCATTCCGTAAGGCGCTGAGGGATATCGGCATCCCGGAGAAGCGAGTCGATTCTGTTGTTAGAGTCTCCGACATCGCATCAATCGAACTCGATCAGGACGGAAACATCAAGGACGGCGAAGCATACAAGGAAAAGCTGAAGACCGAATGGAGCGATTTTATACCGACCACAAGGACAGAAGGCGCCAACGTAGCAACACCGCCCGCAAACAACGGGAAAACGACAATGACCAGGGCAGAGATTCGAGCAATCGCCGACCCAATCGCAAGGCAGAAGGCAATGATGGAAAACCCGTCGGCAGTCGGACTCCCGGACAATAAATCTTAAAAGGAGAAAATCATCATGCCAAACGTAGTAACAGACGCAGAGACAAACGTCACCAAGAAGGCGCAGATTGCAAAAGTAAGAGAACTCGACTTCGCTCAGTTATTCGGCGAGAACGTCCAGAACCTCATCAAGATGTTAGGCGTAACAAGGAAGATTGCTGTCACAGCAGGAACAGCGCTCAAAGTCCTGAAGGTAACAGGCACACTTCAGAACGGATCAGTCCCCGAAGGCGAGATCATTCCGCTTTCACAGTACCAGACAACCTGGACAACAGTCGCAGAAGCTACACTCGACAAGTGGAGAAAGGCTACAACTGCAGAGGCGATCCTTAAGGGAGGATATGACCAGGCAGTAAACGCAACAAACAAGAAACTGATTCTCGACATCCAGAAGAGCATCCGCACAAAGTTTATCACCTTCCTTGCTACCGGCGGCGCCACAGCAACGGGCGAAGGTTTACAGGCGGCACTGGCTAACGCATGGGGCAAGGCGCAGATTCTCTTCGAGGACGACGCAGTCCAGCTCGTAACATTCGTTAACCCGCTCGATGTCTCCGACTATCTCGGAAAGGCAGGCATCACAGTTCAGACAGCCTTCGGACTCAACTACGTAGAAAACTTCCTGGGACTCGGAACAGTCATCATGTCCGGCACAATCCCGCAGGGAACATTTTACTCAACAGCGGCTGAGAACATCGTCGTATATTACGTCGACGTCGGAGAAGCAAACGGACTCGGAGACGCATTCGACTTCACATCGGACGCAGAGACAGGCTTCATCGGACTTCACGAAGAAGGCAACTATCAGAGAATGCAGGAGGAAACAGTCGCTGTCTCAGGCGTGACACTCTTCGCTGAAAGACTCGACGGCGTCATCAAGGGCACAATCACAGCACCTGCAGAAGAAGGCGGCGAAGGCGGCGAGGGTTAATAAAAAATGGAAAAGGACCTGACAGAAGTCTGCTCATATCTCAATAACTACTTCCCGGAGAAAAAAATCGTCGGAAGGTTTAAGATTGAAGACGGGACAATCAACGTCCCGGAGCTGAAGGACGGACAGTACTTCCGGATCATCGGAAGCACATTCAATCAGGCGGTCCATAAATACCCGGCATCAGATCTTCAAGACGAAGAATTCGACGGCGCAATCATAGCGATGGCAGTCCCGGAGGCTGTCGTCGCTATCGTCCGGGATATCACCGAATGGCGCAATAAGTACGAGAATACATCCAGTCCGGCGATGTCGCCCTATACCTCCGAATCGTTCAACAACTATTCATACTCGAAGAGCGGCGGAACATCAGGAGCGGGCATGACCTGGCAGGATATCTTCGGCGGAAGGTTGAACCCATACAGAAGACTGCGAGGATTGCCATGAGTCTAGTAGAAAGCGCAATGGAAGCATCAAACATCATCGACAAGACCACGACGCTGGACGATTACGGATCAGTAAAGACAGTATATACAGAAGGCGCCCCGATAAATGTTGCATATTCCTTCAACAGCTCGACTGAGGCAAGAGTCGCCGCACAACAGGGAGTCAATAATCGTTATACATTAACGACAAAAAGAGCGATCATACTCCGAGCATTTGACATCGTCAAACGTAAAAGGGACGGAAAATACTTCCGAGTCACATCAGACGGAGACGACAATCAGACGCCAGAAGTCGCCGCCCTGGACCTGCGAGCAGTCGAAGCAGAAGAGGTAAAAATCAGTAATGATGAATAAACAGCAGGCATATAATAGTTTTTGGAATAGATACGGCGTATTAGCCTTCGAAGAGAACAGCGTCCCGGACGATAAAGTCATCGACGAACTCATCAAGGCAGGAAAAGCGCCGAGCAAATATCCGTATATTGCCTATCAAGTCATCATTGACGATTTAGGGCATCCAGTATTCCCGACAGCCTCAATCTACGACAAATCGTCATCATGGGAAACAATCGACCTTCTCGTAAACAGGATATCGGATCAGCTCAAAGCGACAGAAGTCATCCCGCTAGAAAACGGGAGGATGTTTATCGCTAAAGGCGCACCATTCGCACAGCACTGGGAAGAAAACGCCGACGAATCAATCCGGAGAACCAACATCAACCTGCAGGTTGAATTTTTAACAGCATAATCACGGAGGAAAAAATCAAAATGTTAAAGTTTACTAAGATTCCTCAGTCGACATTCGAAGAGCTTCAGCTTAACGCCGGAATCATCCTCAAAGATTTCGACATCGAGACAGGAACCTTCGACGACGAAGACATACTCACAGCCACAACAGGCGGAATCACAGTCAACGTGAAACCCGAATACGAAGACTTTGGCGAAGATATCGACAACTGCCCCAAGAACACAAAGGAGCTTAAGCGCATCACAGGAACCGAAGTCAGCATGTCGACGACAGCACTCAACATCAACGAGGATGTCCTGTTATTCCAGTTAGGAGCGGCAGACAAGGACACACAGACAGGCGCTATCAAACCCCGATCAGAGTTGAAGACAACCGACTTCAGGCATTTGTGGTGGATTGGCGACCTTTCAAACGGCGGATATCTTGCCGTTAAGATCATGAACGCCCTGTCAACGGACGGCTTCAGCATCAAGACAAACGACAAGGGAAAGGGCAACATCGCCCTGGGCATCACAGGACATGTCAGCATCAACGCACAGGACGTCGTCCCGGCAGAATTCTACCTGGGCGAAGCCGCCGAAGAAACTGCAACACCGGCAACACCGGCAACACCCACGACGGGAGAAGGTTAATGTATGAAGCTATCAGACTATAAGGGCGAAGAAGCGCTGGACGTGTTAGCGGATATCATCGAACCTTTGACGATGATCATCGCCGACGGGGAAATACAGGAGCTTGCAAAGCAGAAGAAAGTCCCTCCGATTAAATACGTAAAACCGGCAATCAAGAACCACAAAAGGGAAGTTATCGAAATCTTAGCACGACTCAACAAGCAGAGTCCGGAAGACTACGAGAAGACGATGACGTTATTCACACTGCCCCTGCAGGTTTTAGAGTTTATCAACGATCCGGAAGTACAGAACCTTTTTACATCGCAGATTCAGAACCTAAAGACACCATTTGCCGATTCTGGGTCTGTTACGGAGAATACAGAGGCAAAAGGGAACTGAAACCCTTCGTCCGATATCTGTTAGCAAAATATAACGAGCATCAACGAGTCGAGGCATATAATATCTATATGTCCGACTCGATTTGCTTTCTACGAAAAGAACTGACGGGGAATATCGACATCCCGAGATTTTGCGACATCATCAAGCCTGAGAAAACGGCGGCATCCTCAGAAACACCGGAGGAAACAATCTCGAGATTCGACAGACTACGGAGGAAGAAAAAATGAATGTTTTCGAGTTATTCGCAACACTCGGATTAGATACCAGCAGTTATGACGACAGTCTCGACAAGTCCGAACAGAAGGGACGAAACTTCGGGCAGGTTTTAGGATCAGTCGTCGCAACAGGCGCAAAAGTCGGAGCGGCGGCACTTGTCGCAACAGGGACGGCAGTCGTCGGAGCGGCGTCCGCTTTCTCGAAGGGAGTAACACAAGTTGCATCATTCGGAGATCATATCGACAAGGCGTCACAGCAGATGGGCATCAGCGCCGAAAAATATCAGGAATGGGATTTTATCCTTCAGCACTCGGGATCATCTATCGACTCGATGAGAATGAGTATGAAGACGTTATCGAACGCCGTAGAAACCGGCAACAAGGCATTCGAGAAACTAGGACTGTCACAGGAAGAGCTGGCGAGCATGTCGCAGGAAGAAATATTCGAGGCGACAATCTCCGGACTTCAGCAAGTAGAAAACACAACCGAAAGAACCTACCTGGCGGGACAACTACTCGGAAGAGGCGCAACAGAACTGGGCGCCCTGCTCAATACATCAGCAGAAGACACGGAAGCAATGCGGCAACAGATACATGAACTCGGAGGCGTTATGTCCGACGAGGCAGTCAAAGCATCAGCAGGATTCCAGGACAGCCTGCTGAACGTCCAGACATCATTCAGCGGACTAAAAAATAATCTTTTGTCGGAGTTTTTACCCTCAATATCAACAGCGATGGACGGCTTATCGTTGATTTTTTCAGGGACAGACGTCGAAGGCGGATTATCACAGATTAACGACGGCGTATCAGCCTTCGCATCCGACCTGGTCAGCAAAGCGCCGAAGATTTTCGCAATAGGCGGAACGATCATCAAGGCGCTGGCGACATCAATCACGGCAAACCTTCCGACGCTACTGACAGCGGCGGTCCCTATCGTCATGGAGCTAGTAACAGGCGTCATCAGCAACCTTCCGGCAGTCGTCGATGCGGCAGTAACGCTCATCGGCTCAATCGTTGACGGAATCAACGAGAACCTGCCGACGATCCTGACAGCGGCGCAACAGATAATCATGTCTATTGCGTCAGCACTAGCAAACAACGCACCGACGATCATCCCGACAATAGTCCAGCTTATAATGACAATCGTCACAACCCTGACAAACCCGGAGACAATAGTCCCGATTATCGAGGCAGGAGTCAGCATCATTCAGGGACTCATCGAGGGAATAGTCGGAGCGATACCGGTCATCATCGAACAGCTTCCTGTTATCATCGACAATATAGTCAACGTACTACTTCAGGGATTGCCGATCATACTCGACGCAGGAGTCCAGATCTTCATGTCGTTAATCGACGCCCTGCCGGTAATACTCGAAGCACTCGGAACCGCCCTGCCGACAGTCATCGACACAATAGTCCAGCTTGTCATCAACGGCATGCCGCTACTTTTGAAGGGCGCCATACAGCTATTCATGGCAATAATCAACGCCCTTCCGACGATCATATCGGCGCTGGTCAAACAGATTCCGACAATCGTCACGACGACGATATCAGTTCTGCTGAAGAACCTGCCTCAGTTAATAAAAGGCGCTATCGAGCTATTCATGGGCATAATCAAAGCGATTCCGACAATCATTATCGAACTCGGAAAACAGATGCCGACTATCATCAAGGCAATAGTCGACGGACTCACATCCGGCATTAGTCAGGTAACAAATATCGGAAGCCAGCTCATCCGAGGCTTATGGAACGGCATCAGCAACATGTCCAAGTGGATTGGCGAAAAGATAAAGGGATTCGGAAAAGGCGTCCTGGACGGGTTGAAGAACTTTTTTCAGATAAAATCGCCGTCACGTTTGCTAGAGAAGGAAGTCGGCGAATTTCTCGGACTCGGAGTAGGAGAAGGATTCGAAAACAGCATGCCGAAAGTAATCGCCGGGATGGTTGAATCAGTCGGAGGCGTATCAGAAAAGATCAGAGACGCCATGACGATAGACGACGTCGGAGTCAATATCAGAACGTCGACAGCGCTATCTGCAGGAGGCGAAGCGGCGGGCGCAACATCCGGATTCGGAGGCGTAATAGGAGGAATGACATTCAATTTCAACGTATACGCAACAGAAGGACAGGACGTCCGACAGCTTGCAAAGAATCTCATGACAGAAGTCCAGAACATCATCAACGACAGGGAGAAAGTTTATGGATAAAAGACAGATCATATTCGGAGGCGACGTGATACCAGCACACGTCGCTTCCACGCCCCGAATCATCAAGGCGAAAAAGAAGATTACATCGACACCCATTCCCGGCAGTAGCAGGGAACACATCGAAGAAGAGGAAGCCTGGGAAGAATACGACCAGCCGTACAGCTTTTTTATTGGGGACGGATCAGTCGACGGCATCCAGGAGAAACTGAACGAAGTCGCCAGAGTATTACACAAAAAAGGCTGGCAGGTTTTAATCGACGAATACGAGCCTGACTACTTCCGCCTGGCGTACCACAAGGGAGGATTCGACGTCGAGAACAGATACACAAGGCTGGGGAAGTTTAATCTGACATTCAGATGCCGCCCGGAGCGATATCTGATATCAGGAAGCAACCCGGAGACGATATCATCAGGAGACAAGATCATCAATCCGACGGACTACGAATCAAAACCGCTGATATATATTACCGGGTCAGGATCAGGGACCCTGACAATACAGGGACAGACAATCGAAATCACCGGGATGACGGACTATTTATACATCGACAGCGATATAATGGACACATACAGGCAACCCGGAGAAAATAGAAACAGCCTCATGACGGGCGTATATCCTGTACTAAAACCAGGAGAAAACAATATCTTATACTCGGGAGGCATATCAGGCGTCACGATTACGCCTAGATTCTTTATAATATAAGGAGCGGACCATGTACCCCATACTATACGAGCAAATCACAGCGGGACAAGTACCACAGCACAACGGACTGGGAGTCCTGTCCGACGCAATAGAAGGATATATCGAAAGAGAAAGGAACTCAATCGACGAACTGACGATGATATATCCGGCAGACGGCATCCACGCTGAAGAACTCGGACTGCGAAGACTCATCAAGGCAAAGCCGAACTTCACGGACGCCTCTCAGTTATACAGGATTGACAGAATAGGAAAAACAATCAACAACCGATTCACAGTCTACGCAAAACACGTCAGCTATGACTTATCGGGATATATAATCTCCCAGGGATCAGCAAACAACGCCGCCAGCGCCTGCCTGCTACTCGAACAGGCGGCGCCGGGTTATACAATAACGACAGACAAACGAGTCACGGCAAACTTCGTCATAAAGGAACCTGGATCAGTCCGGAGCTATTTCGCCGGGCGATCCGGATCATTCCTGGATGTCTTCGGGACAGCAGAACTTAAATATAACAATTTTGATATCAGGTTTTTAACACGCGCCGGAGAAGACCGGGAAGTCACGATCCGTTATGGCAAAAACCTGCTCGAACTATCTCAGGAGATAAACGCAAACAATCTGTATACACACGTCATGGCGTTTTATAGGACCCAGGACGAAGGAATCATATCAGGCGCCGAAGTGTCAACAGGACTGACACTCGACGTCAAAAAAGTATTTTTATACGACGCCTCCCAGGACTACGAAGAGACGCCGACTGCAGAAGAACTCACAGACAAGGCGACAGAATACATCGGCAGTCATAATCTCACAACGCCGACGAATAATATCACCCTGGACTTCATACAGTCCGGAGAACTAGCAAACCGAGTCGACTTATGCGACACAGTATCAATCTACTATGAAGCACTCGGCATCATCCGGGCATCAGTAAAATGCATCAGGACAAAATTCGACTTTTTGCAGGAGAAATATATCGAGACAGAATTCGGAGACGTTAAGGCAAACCTGGCGGACACGATATCATCCAGCACAGCGACAGCCAACGAAGCGAAGGCGACAGCAGATACAGCGGCAATCGAGGCAAAAAGCAAAAAGCGGGTATTTATAGCAACACCAGTCCCGCCTTACGACGTCGGCGACCTGTGGACGAACTCGGACGACATATACTTCTGCGCAACAGCCAGATCATCAGGCGAAGATTTCAACCCGGAGGATTGGGAGCTTGCTACAAACTACATGGACAGAAGCGCCATGAACGAAGCAATCCAGCAGGCGACGGACATCATCACCGGAAGCGCCGGAGGATATATAGTCTGGCACGACGGAGACGGCGACGGGCATCCGGACGAAGTACTGGCAATGAATACGCCAGACATCACGACAGCGACAGAAGTCGTCCGCCTCAATAAAAACGGACTGGGACTGTCGACGACGGGTTATAACGGACAATTTTTTACAGCCATGACCGCCCGGGGATTTGTCGCCGACGCAATAACCACAGGAAACCTGGACGCCGCAAGAGTCACAATCCAGCACCTGACAGCATCCATGATACACGGCGGCAAACTCACACTGGGAGGACTCGACAATCAGTCCGGCACGTTTGAACTTCTCAACGATCAGGGAATCGTCATCGGCGAGATGGACAAAACAGGACTCAAATTCTACGGCGAGGGAGCTATCGGACAGCGCCCGTATGTTTTACTCAATAACGAAGTCGGCTTCGCAGGATTCGACGCCAACAACACAAAGCTGTTCTGGGTCAGTCGAGACGAATTCCACATGCGGAAGTGCGTCGCAGAGTACGAAATCAGCGCATGCAACAAGCTGAGAGCAATCCCTGTCACGTTGACGGACAGCAACGACAATATAATCAACGACGGAGTCGCAATAGTCGCCCTTATATAACAGGAGATCAGGAAGATGGCAACATATACAAGCTCGACCTTTAATACATCAAACGAATACATCAAATACAGAATACAGGCGACGACAAACTCGGAGGACATCGTCAACAGCACGACAAACGTCACCTTCAAGATTCAAGTCTGGAGAACAAATACCGGATATACGACATACGGCAACGGAACGGCATATCTCCAAGTCGGCGGCAGTACATACACGGCTTCGATTAGCTCGAGTCAGAAATTCTCGTATAAATCATATACAACAGTCCTGACAAAGACACTCGACATCCCGAGAGGCGAAACAGGAGACGCTTCGACATACGCCCAGGCGAGAATCAGCCATGACCGATTCTCGTCATCCTATCAGGGATATACATTCAACTTCCCGGTAATAAATCGTTATGCCCTCATAACATCAGCGCCGAACTTCACGGACGAAGGCAATCCGACAATCACATACACAAACCCGGCAGGGACGGACCTTGTCTCAGATCTTCGAGTCCGAATCACATGGGACGGCGGATCATCGGCGACAAACTACGTCAGCATCCCGGACGCCGGAGGATCATATACATTCGAACTATCAGCGGCAGACAGAGCGGCGATGTTAGCATCATGCCCGAACTCAAACACGCTGGCTGTCCAGTTCGACCTGCAGTCTACGATGAACGAGACTCAGTATCACAACGTCAAAGACGCATCGATGCAAGTCGTCAACGCCGATCCGACTCCCGGCGCCGTAACATATCAGGACATCAACGCCGCAACTGTACAAATAACAGGAGACAATCAGAAAATCGTCCAGTTGCACAGCACACTGCAGATTCATACAGCGGCATCGACGGCGAAGAAGTCGGCGACAATCGCAACATACAGACTGAGCATCAACGGCAACGAATACACGCCGGATTCATCCGGAAACGTGACATTCCCGAACCCGAATATAACAGGAACCTTCCGGGCAACAGTCACGACGACGGACAGCAGAGGAAACACGGCGGAGGCATCAGTCGACATCAACATACTAGACTGGGCAGAACCGACGGCGATATACAGTCTGCAGAGAGTCGACAACTTCTACACGGAAACGATTCTGAACGTCGATGGAAAGATATCATCAGTCGCAGGAAGAAACACGCTGACAATCACGGAAAAGCATCGTCAGGCGGGATCAGGATCAGCCTGGACGACGCCGACGTCGGTCCCGGACGCAACAGACACGACGCTGAATCTCGACAACCTATACGACTGGGAAGTCCTAATCACAGTATCAGACGCCTTCTCATCGAAGGAATACACGGCAACAGTCGGCAGAGGTATTCCGATTGTCTTTTTTGACAAAAAAAGGCACTCATTATCAGTAAACGGATTCCCGGACGAAGATAATCAGCTTTACATCGGCGGAAGCATCAAGGCAACAGACGACGCCGACGTCGGAGGCGATATCGACATCGGAGGCGACGGAGCTATCGGCGGCAATCTCGACATACAAGGCTTCCTGGGATTCGAGGGGATGAAGTGTCGACTATACAAAACGCCGCCCCGTACAGTAGCAATCACGACAAAAGGCGGCGAGCTGTACATGTCTGCAGATATCACGGAAGACATATCAGCACTCGGATTCAATAACGTGTATTTCGTTTTTGCGAACTGTTGCAGGGAAACAGGAAACAACATGTCCATGATATCAGTCGAATCATTCACAGCGACAGAAATCAATTACGCAATATACAGACAAACGTCCATGACTCAGGCAGATCATATCTCATATTTTTTAATAATAGGCGACTAACAGGAGGAATCACAGCATGGAGAAAAAATACATAAACATCATCCCGGAGCGAAACATGGAAACCTATCACGCCTCCCAGTACGAAACAGGAAGAGTCATCAGATGCGATTTACACGACGGCATAAAGTCGTATATACTAACAGGAAACGAAAACATCCGACTTCGATATCGAAGACCGGACGGGACAGTATCATCGATTCCGGTTGAAAAAATATCCGGCTTATCCTATGTAGACATCACGATTCCTGATAAAATAACAGAAGAAGCAGGAAACGTATACTGCAAGTTAAGGATAAACGACATCGGAGCGAAAGCATTTATAATCGAAGTCGAAAGGAAGCCATGAGATGGAACAAATAACAATCGATTTTTTACCTGCAGGAGCGACGGCAGTCTGCCACGCCTCCCAGTTCGACCCCGAGAGAGTCATCCGGATGAATCTCAGGAACGGCGGCGCCGTATATACATTATCAGGGAACGAGATCATCAAGGCGAAAATCACAAGACCGGACGGGACTAATATCGTAGAAAATATCGAGAATACGGCTTCGTCGTATGTTGACCTGGTAACAAGCGCCGGGACATGCGACGTCAGCGGCACAAATCACGGCGAGCTGGTCATCGAGAAGGACGGCGCAACAATAGGATCAAAGAACTTCCGGATGGAAGTCGAAGAGGATGCATATGGCGGCGCCGGCGGCGTAGTCGTAGAGTCAGCATCCGGCGCAATAGCCAGCTTCGAGACAGATGTCGAAGACGAGCTTGTCGAGCTAACGGCAAAAATCGAACCCATACAGGATTTACACGGATATACACATCCATGGGCAGGAGGCGCCGGGAAAAATATCGCATGCTTAAGCGCCGAAACAGTTCACGAACTCCGAAACATAACCGCCGAATATATAGACGACAATAATATAATTCTATCAGTGGCGGGAACATACGCACTCGGGACGTATAAAATACCCTGCGAAATAGGGAAAACATACACAGTCTCATTCACGGGAAAATGTACCGCAAACTATAAGCGAGTATATATATCGAAGACATACCCAGTCCAGCAGAGCGGCAATTCTTATGGTCAGTTTGTTTTGTCAGACACCGAGGAATTATACAAAACGCTGACCTTCACGGCAGAAACCGAATATATATATATCGGTTTTTACATCGGCACGACGGCAGACCCCGGAGAAATGACAATAAAAAACTTCATGATAGAAGAAGGATCATCGGCGACAGAATACGAGCCTTACGAGAACATCTGCCCAATCTCCGGACACGACGAAGTAAACATCACACACACGGGAGAAAATCTCGACGACGGAGAAACGAAGAAAATCGAATTCGACGACACAATATACAGCGCCGAACTCGACGCAAAGAACGGGAAGCTGGCAAAGGACGGATATATCGAGTCATACAACGGCGAGACAATCGAGGAACCCTGGATCAGCTCAAAAGATGCATTCGTCCCGGGGACTACTCCAACAGCCGGGGCGCAAGTAGTATATAAGAAGTCGAACCCGGACAAAGTTACAACAGGGAAGGCGAACTTCCCGACGTTGACGGATCAGACAAACCACGTATACAACGACACCGGCGACACGTCACTCAAATACTACAAGAGAGAAGGGAGGGCGACAGCATGAATGCAGAAATAATCAACGGGATATTAACGCTCATCGGAACGACATCCGGGACCATTGTCGGAATCGTTCTCAGTAACAGGCTGTCGAACTACCGAATAGAACAACTCGAAAAGAAGCTGGACAAATACACAGAACAAAACGAAGACCAGCGGATAAAAGTTGTTTTAGTCGATCAGACAGCAAAGACAGCTTATGAACTAGCAGAAAAGGCGAATAGACGCATCGACGAATTACAAAATCAACTATAAACAGAAAGGAAGAAAGATCATGACAAACAAAAAGTACGACACCCTGAAGACAATCGCCCTTGTTATCGCACCTGTGACAGTTTTTTTCTCAACAATAGCAGATATCTGGGGCATTCCATACGGCGCCCAAATAACGGCGACATTAGCCGCCTGCGACGTCCTCATGGGCGCAATAGTAGTTATTGCAAAACGTAACTACGAAGCGAAACTGAAGGCAACAGAGACCCTGCAGGCACCTTACGAACAGGAGGAAGAAGAATGAACTGTACAGCATCGAGAGCTGTCGCAATAGCCAAAGCGGAAAACGGCACGAAGGAAACCGGAAACAACATCAACAAATACGCCGCTTATATCGACAAGAACTGCCCCGGATTCTATAACGGGAAGAAGCAGGGCGTCCCGTACTGCGACGTGTTTTTTGACTATTGCATCATCAAGGCATGCGACGGCGACTACAAGAAAGCCGAAAAGGTTTTATGCCAGCCGGCAAATTCAGCAGGCGCCGGCTGTGTTTTCTCATACGGCTATTACAAGGCGGCAGGAAGGACCGGCAAGACTCCCAGACTCGGAGCGCAGATCTTCTTCGGTTCATCCGAAAAGACACTGTCACACACGGGAATGGTAATCAGCATCAGCGACGACGGGAAGAAAATCACAACCGAAGAAGGCAACTCCGACAACCAGGTCAAACAGCACACATACACGCTGGGAGCAAAAGGAAGTAAAATCTTCGGATTCGGATATCCGAAATACGACGAAGAACCGGCAGAAAAGCCGACACCTTCCACTGAGAAACCTGCAGACGATCCGAAGCCGGAGAAGTCTATCGACCAGTTAGCGGCAGAAGTCATCCAGGGCAAATGGGGCAACGGCAGGGAAAGAGCCGAAAAACTCACTGCGGCAGGATATAATTATCAGGCAGTACAAAACCGAGTAAACGAGATTTTGAAGGCTGGAAGCTCATCAGAAGACGACGAACCGGAGGAACCTGCAGAAGATCCTTCAGGCGATCCGAAAAAAGAGCCGAAGACGTACCATGTCCATGTTTCAACCGATAGACACTATCTGCGCATCAGATCAGGACCGGGGACAGTATATCCCGAAATAGGAAAACTCAAAAACAAGCAGGCAGTCAAAGTCTACGAGATAAAAGGAAGCTGGGGCAGAATAGGCACCGGCAAATGGGCGAGCATGACATATTTGATTTAATCAGCGAACAGCGCTATAATCTAGGACAGAAGACACTTCGACGTGTTTTCCTCTTTTGGTAAAAAGCATCAGGCATCCGGCGACGGATGCCTTTTGTTTTGTTACTTTTCTGTTACAAATCATCAAAAACAGCGGATTTCAGTTGATTTATTTTGTCGTATATACTACAATGAAGGAAATAAAACACAGGAGGAAAACATCATGGCAAACTACAAGGCAACATATATCTGCTCAACTCGGAGCAAGTACGACAGAAAATACTACACACAGCATTGGGAATACAGAGGCATCAGCTACATGGTAGAGATGCCGGCAGACGGAAACCCTTCCAGCGACTACATATACGGCGACATGAAGCCGACAGCACAGCACAGAAGAGAACAGGCGGCAATCGACGAGATGCTGGATCATCCGGAGACAGCAGAACCGAAGAAATACACCGGAGAAGCAGAAAAGGCACTCGACGACATGTTTCAATACTTGGATCAGTAAACATCAGGAGGAAAACACCATGAAGTTAAGAACATATAAAAATAATTACGTAGTCAGAAGACTGACAGGCGTCAACGATCCGACAGACAACTACTTCGAGACGCTAATCGAGGCAAAAATCTTCCAGCATCACAACGGCGGAAGCATCAGCGAAAGAATCACGACAGCAGACGGCAATTACTACTGGGCAAAAGTCAGAACATAATCAGGAGGAAAAACACCATGAAGATGACAGACAAGACGGCGACCCGATATCTGAAGAGAGCGGACTGCGCCGAGTTGACAGAAAGCATCCGGAGCTTCCCGGAGGAAGAAAGGAACGGACAGTCGGACATCGACATACTACGTCAGGAGCTGGACTATATCGTCGAGCTATACGAGGAAGACGGGACGCTGTTATCAAACGACCTGCAGGAGTCCAGAAGGATCATGAAGGAAACAAACAACGGAAGAACGATGCCAATCAGCATGCAAACGTTGAAGCCTAGATATTCACCCTGGAGAGTCCAGACGGCAAAGAAGACAATCAACGAATACAGAAGGCTGAAGCGGATCAGCGCAGAACTCAGGAGGTAAACAACATGGACGCACTAACATTCTTCGGACACATCATCGCCTTTATATGCGGAGCCGCTATCGGAGCGGCGATCATGTACTTCGGCGGACTCATCATCGACAGGCAGACAGAAGAAGACGACGAATCATGATATAATAACCAGGAGGCACGATCATGGACAACAACGACAACATCATCATGAGCAGGATTGCATTCGAGAGGATGCAGGCAAAGGACGAAAGAAACGACCACTGGCGAAACATCATCATAATACTACTCATCATCCTGCTGGTAATCACAAACGGAGTCTGGCTATACGCCTGGAACCAGTACGACTACTCGGAGGCTTACACAGACGTAGACATGGACACCGGAGAAGGCGGCGACAACAACTACATCGGACACAACGGAGACATAAACAATGGCACGAATGAGAGTCAGGACAATAACAAGAACCAGGACACGCCGGAGCGGGCAGACTAGAGGGACCCGGATCAGAAGGCGCAGAAGATGAAACAGAATCTGGACGACATCAGCAACAGCGACATCGAGAAAGCTATCGACGAATGGATTCATTCGGAACGGGACAGAAAAATACTCAAACGCCGCCTGATAGACGGAATCTGCTATGAACCACTAGCAGAAGAATTCGGGATGTCGGTCCGACACATCAAGACAATAGTATACAAGGCGGAAGCAAAATTATTCCGTCATATCTAACGGAGGAAACCATGTCAGAATATAAAAAGACCGACTCGAAGTATACGGAGCGATTCAAGACGTACAATCAGAAGTGCAAGATGTACAGCCTGAGATTCAGGAAGGACAGCGAGAAAAAATACATCGAGTTTTTAACCGCATGCCCGAACATGAAGGAATTCATCAAGCAGGCAATCGACAGGGAGCTTCGACGCCAGGAAGCATAAATCACGAAAACAGCACGAAATCAGCCTTCGGAGATCATCGACCGGAGGCTGTTATTTTTTCAGAATAAAGGGCAGGAGGTAAAACCCCATGCCCTTCATTTTTTTCAATCCAAACCCGAAAAATAAAAGAGTAGGCGACTGCGCAGTCCGGGCAGTTAGTAAGGCAATAGGGCAGGACTGGTCCGACGCATTTATCGGACTATGTGCAGAAGCGCTCACAATCAAGGACATGCCTTCGGCGAACATAGTCTGGGGATCATATCTCAGGAAATACGGATTCGAAGAGAAAAGCATCAGCGCAATCTGTCCGAACTGTGTCACAGTTGCGGAATTCGCAAGGAAAAACCCGAAGGGACGATTCGTAGTCGCAACACAAAACCATGTAATAACGATCATCGACGGCAACTACTACGACACCTGGGACAGCGGAGACGAAATAGTTATTTACTACTACGAAAAGGAGATATAAAAAAATGGCATACGGCAGTTATTACCCGGCGAGCTACTATCCAAACCAGCAGTACTTCCAGCAACCACAACAGCCAGCACAGCCGGCATCATCCGGAACTATCACCTGGGTACAAGGCGAAGCGGCGGCAAAAGCATTCCCAGTCGGAACCGGACAGAGCGTACTTCTGATGGACTCCGAAGACTCAATTTTTTACATCAAGGCGACAGACCAAAGCGGGATGCCGCAACCACTCCGAGTCTTCGACTACAAAGAAAGAACAGGACCGCATCAGGAGGCGGCAGTCGCAAGAGAAACACCCGGCGAATACGTCACAAGAAAAGAATTCGAGGCATTTCAGAGCGACATCAGAAAAGCAATAAAAGACATCAGCATGGAGGGCGAAGGCTAATGGCTAACAGTCTATTCCAGCAGTACGGACAGCAGAATCAAAACAACGCATTAATACAGCGGCTGAATCAGTTTAAACAAACATTTAGCGGCGATCCGAGGCAGGCTGTCCAGAATCTCATCAACAGCGGGCGTATATCTCAGGCACAAGTCAACAGGATGGCGCAACAGGCGGACCAGATATACAAGGCACTCGGAGGAACGAAAAGATTCTAATTGTTGCAACGATAGAAAATAAAACAAAGAAGGGAGACAAAATATGTCACTCACAACAGGCGAGATGTCAGCGGCTGACCTTGCGGCAGTCGTAGGCAACGGAAACAACGGCAACGGCTGGGGATTCGGAAACGACGGCGGATGGTGGATCATCCTTCTCTTTTTGTGTCTTTTTGGCAACGGCGGCTGGGGCAATAACGGCGGATTCAACGGAGGAAACTGCGGCGGCGGCGCCGGCGGGTTATATCCCTGGATGAATCAGGCGGAAATCACGCAGGACGGCTTCAGAGATCAGATGTTAAACAGCAACATAACAGGCATCAGGGACGGCATAACGTCGTTATCCTCCCAGCTTTGCAACTGTTGCAATGACATGCAGGTAGCAAATCTCAACAGCGCATTCGGCATCCAGAACGCAATCAATCAGGGATTTAACGCTACTCAGAGTCAGCTTGCTTCCTGTTGTTGCGAAAACAGGCTGGCGTCAGCAGACCTGAAATACACAATCGCAACAGAGAACTGCGCCGACAGAGCGGCACTGTCCGACGGCATCCGAGATGTTATCGCAAGTAATACAGCGAATACACAGGCGATCCTGGACAAGTTATGCCAGCAGGAAATCGATGCGAAGAACGACACAATCGCACAGCTTCGCCAGCAGTTGAACATGGCAACCCTCAGAGAATCACAGACAGCACAGACAGCAGTTCTCAGACAGGGACAGGAGGCAGAAGTCGACGCATTATACAATCGACTCAATAACTGCCCAGTAAATACAGTCCCGGTATACGGCAGACAGGCGATCTTCACATGCGGACAGAACGCCGGCGGCTGTGGCTGTGGATGCGGCTAATCATCAGGAGGAACGATCATGGCGGAATATTTAGCAAACGCAGTACAGGCAGTCGGACTCAATCAGCCGGTCCTGTTCAGAGCTTCCATTCCATGCAATAGAGGCTTCGTATATCACGAAGACGAAACGGGAATCTTTATTCTCCGAGGCATCGTAAACAACCCTTCCTGCTGTTTTGCTCGATATCAGGTAACATTCAACGGAAATATATCGATTCCGGAAGGCGGAGACATAAGTCCGATTGGAGTCTCGATATCAGTCCAGGGCGAAGAGCGTCCGACCTCCCGAGCAGTCTTCACGCCGCAGGCAGTAGACGAACTCGGAAACGTGACATCGACAGCAATTATCACAGTCCCGAAGGGATGCTGTTTTTCAGTTGCTATCCGATATGTTGACGCCACGACAGCCGATCCGGCAGTCGATCCGACGCCGACTATCAACGTAGAAAATGCAAACCTTGTCATCACTCGGATTGCATAGAAGGGAGAAAAGTCATGCATACATACTATGAAGTCAAAGACATGCTCAAACAGGAGCTGGACGACATCGTCAAAAAAGGCGAGTTATCCGCCGGCAGTCTCGAGACAATCGACAAGTTGTTAAACTCAATCAAGAACGCCTGCAAAATCACCATGTACGAAGAGTATAAGGAAGACGGCTATTCATACGCCGACAGCGACGCCAACTGGAGCGACTACGCATACGCCAGGGCATCAGGCAGGGGAAGAGGATCAGACGCCAGCAGGGACAGCCGAGGCAGATATTCGTCAGAAGGCGGCTATTCCAGAAGAGACGGAAGAGGATATTCCAGGCGAGGCGGCTATTCTAACGACGACGGCGAGAAGCAGGAAAAAATCGAGATGTTGCGAGACATGATGCAGGAAGTCAGCTCAGACGAAGAGCGTCGAGCTTTGCAGAAGATCATCAGGAGAATGGAACAGGAATAAAGTCATGTTCACAAAGTCCGAACTACTCGACGCCATAGACGAACTGGAAGCAAGTCCGGCAACATACCAAAACGCAGAAAAGCTGGCGACCTTCTATCTACTATACGATCATCTATACGTAACAAAGGAACCAGAAGCACGATTCGAATCAGTCGAAGAAGTAAAAATAAATAGATACGGGGATTCCGAATTTTTGCAGGTTATAAGCGGGCAGAAGTCCGAAGACGTATGGAGGATCATCGACGAACTCATGACGACAGTCAGAGTCCTTCAGCCGAAGTTATATCAGGCGACAATCGACAAAATAAAAAAAGGATGATAGACTAGAAGAACTCACAAAAAGCCTTGATTCTGCGTAAACGTACAACGAGAAGGAAGTCGACAACATCGGCTTCCTTTTTGTTACTTTTATGTTACAAATCGCCGAAAACCTCCTAAAATAGTTGATTTATAATGTGGTATATACTACAATGTAATCAAGAAAAGACCAGGAGGAAAACACCATGACACAGACTAAAAAGCATCAGCGAGCATTCGAAAGATGGCAGGAGCTGGCATACAGGAACTGCGAGACGGACTTCCGAGTCAACGACCTATTAGAACAAATCGCCGGCGATAAATACAAGGACTACGACGAGCTGGACAATCCCATAGTTGAAATCATCAACAGACTAGACGAAGACGAGCTGGATTCCTTTCTGTGCGGATGCTATGTCATCGACAGAGACGACAAGGAATCAGGAGAAAGCTAATCAGGAGGAAAACACCATGAAGAACTACAAGACGATGCCTTACGAGACAATCATGACAGAAGCGCCGGAGACAAGGCAGGAAGCAAAAGCGATCCGGATCAGACTGCTGGAAATCAGTCGGAGGGAATATACAACAAGAGGAAACACGGAGAAATGCCAGAAAATCTGGAAAAGAGTCGAAGCAATCGACGCCCTTCCGTTATAATCAGGAGGAAGACATCAGCATCAAGGGAAGCAAAGCGCTTCCCTTTTTTAATTGCTTTTTGAAAAATAATAATATAAAATAAACAAGTAGAAAATACTGCAGTATTTACAAAATACAAAGAACAGGAGGAAGGACCATGCCAGAAGTAAAAGACAATAGACTGGATGTCGAAGTAATAAAAAACATCCAGGACTACATCGACAAAAATCGCCTATCACTGAAGAGAATCGCCAGAGCGTCAGGAATAACATATATAAGCCTGTGGCAGATGTTGAATCGCAATAAAAGGATCAGCCTGGCGCAATACGTCGCACTGTGCGGAGCATTTGACGAACCTATCGGGACATTTATCCCGGATCATCCGGAGCGCTTGCTTTTATAAAAGCGGCTATATATAATCGAAACACGCCCTGACGCATCAGGGCGATTTTTTACCAATACAGGAGGAATACACATGAGCATACTGCAATCATTATCAGCGGACAACTTTATCACAGTCAACAGGACGGCGGCATCAATCGTCGGACTCGATGCGGCAGTAATACTCGGAGAACTAGCATCCGAGGCGCTATACTGGCAACAGCACAAGGAAGGATTCGACGGCTGGTTTTTTTCTACTGTTGAAAATCTCGAAGCAAGGACCTTTTTGTCTGGTCATAGTCAGCGACAGGCAATCCAGCGCCTGCAGGATCAGGGATGGATTCGAGTCGAGAAAAAAGGCATGCCGGCGAAGAGATACATCAGCATCAACGAAGAGGAAATCGAAAAGAGCCTGCACGACAAGTCGTTAAATTTTTTAACAACAAGACGTCAAAAAAATGAACGACAAGACGTTCAAAATTTTAACGATAATAAGAATATATATAATGAGAATATAAAAGAAGAAAAAAGGGAAGATATACAGACGCCCTCCGACTCAGACATTCGATTTTTAGATCAGCCTGCATCACAAGAAGACATAAAAAAGATCATCGATGTACTTCTCGAAGCATATCCAAATATGAAAAATAAGATAGATAAAAAAGGATTAACAAATCTTTGGTATGCGCATCTAGGAGACAACAACGCCGACAGAATATATCAGGCTGTCATGAATCATATTGCATCAAACAAATTCTTCCCGAGTATAAAAGAAATACAAGAAGAGCTTCGTCGTATAAACTATATAGCAAGCATCCCGGCGCCTAGTCAGTCATCAGCGCCGCAAGATCAGGAGCGATCCGACGACTGCGTCGACGATATTCTCGATCAGTTCAACGATTAATATCAAATATCTATTTACAAACGAAAATAAAACGATATAATGGAGTTATAGGGAATCACCCTACAATAACCCTTTACCATAGGAGGAAAACAGCATGGCAACAAAGACAACGACGGCGGAAGTATATCCGCTCAACATCAAAGAAAAGCTGACCTGCATCCAGTCAGAGCTGAAGGCGCCAAAAGATCAGTATAATTCCTTCGGGAAATATAGCTATCGAAACGCCGAAGACATCCAGAAGGCACTGAAGCCGCTCGAAAAAAAGTACAACGTCGCAACAATAATCTTCGATACAGTCGAAGCAATAGGCGGCAGAATCTACGTCAAAGCGACAGCAAGACTCATCGACTGCGAGTCCGACGAATTCATCGAGACGACAGCATACGCCAGGGAAGCGGAGACAAAGAAGGGCATGGACGACGCACAAGTCACCGGAGCGACGTCCAGTTATGCGAGAAAATACGCCCTGAACGGACTCTTCATGCTCGACGACACGAAGGATGTCGACTCCGAGGAATATCAGAAGCAGAAGCAGGAAGCGGCAAAACAGCAGGCGGCATCAGCAAAACCAGTCCAGGAAAAAGCACCGGCACCTGCAGAAGTAAAGAAGGCGGAGACGCCTGTCGATCCTGAGAGGAAGAAAAGAAAAGAAGCGGCAGACAAGCTCGTCGAATACTGCAAGGCTAACGACCTCAATATAAACGATATCTGCGCCGCTAATAATCTGAATCAGAAAAGCACAGCACAGGACTTCGAGATGGCGCTTGTATACGCCAGGACGATCATTCTCACAGGAGGAAACGTATAATGTCAAATATAGTATATGTCAACGGAGCGGAGACACGTCGCAGGATATCAGATATCACAGGAAAAAAGAACGGCATCCGGAAGATTTGCGACGAAAAGGGAATCACAGCATGGAGCCTGAACGCAATCTGCAGAAAAGGATTCGGAACACTCCCGACAATACAGAGATACATTGACGCCGGGATTCCTGTTGTAATCAGCACCGATCCGAAGCCGAACAGGGTCCGAAGGGAACACACCAGAGCAAGGCGGGCAACAAAGCTGGAGCCGGTCATCCTGTCAGAGACACACGACAGGGAACTCAAATCGTACATTCATCCGGAACCGAGGCGCCCGAAACAGCTCAACTTCGAAGACATCGAAGAGATGGCAAGATCAGAGAAAATCAGGGACATTTTAATCGACGGATTGACGACAATCGTCGAAGAGTTGAAAAAAATCTAATCATCAGGAGGAAAACACAATGGCTTCATTATACGAAATCGACTATCAGATCAGATCATTACTCGACAGCATCATCGACACGGCGGACGAAAATGGCGAAGTCGGAGAGATAGACTTCTCACAGCTCGAACAGCTCAACCAGGAGCGCCAGAAGAAGATGGAGAACATCGCCTTATACATCAAGAATCTCGAATCAGACGCCGAAGCAATCAAGGCAGAAGAGGCAAACCTGAAGGCGAGAAGAACATCACTCGAGAACAAAGCAAACAGACTCAGGGAGCTGATGATTAAGTCCATGACAGAACACAACGAACAGGAGCTGTCTTCCGCCAGATATCAGGCGAAAATCAAGACATCAGAAGCGACAGACATCATCGACCTGAACCGCATCCCGAAGAAATACATCATCGTTAAGAAGGAATTCCAGCCGGACAAGAAGGCAATCAAGGCGGCAATCAAGGAAGGAAAGAAAGTCGCCGGCGCCGTAATAAAGACTAACATATCAGTAAACATCAAATGACGGAGGATCAGAAGATGTCAAACTTCGACATATTTTTTACCGATCAGGAGCGGGAAGCAGGCGAAGAGATAGAAAGACAGCAGGCAAGGGCTAAGATTTCGCCCATTCCCAAAGCTCAGAGAACAACACCAGAAGAAGAAGCAGAGGCATTCGAAGACCTCATATCAGGCGAGATCTTCGAGGCATTAAACAACCCGGAGGAATAATCATGAATACAGTAAACATCATCGGAAGACTCACAAAGGATGCGGAGATCAGGACCACATCAAGCGGAAAACCAGTCTGCAATTTTTGTCTAGCAGTAGACGGCGGCAAGGACACGACATACTTCATCGACTGCACAGCATGGAACGCAACAGCGGAGCGAATATCGTCAACAGTCCACAAGGGCGACAAAATCGCAATAACAGGAATGCTGACCACCAGGAGCTGGCAGACATCCGACGGACAGAATCGAAAAGCAACAGAAGTCCTGGCATTAGCATTCGACTACTGTCAGAGCAAGAAGCAGGAAGAGGCGACAGCACCTGCAGAACCGGAAGACGATCCGACATCAGCACCGGACCCGGCACCTGCAGAACAGCCGGCAGGCGAACTGCCCTTCGAAATCTAATAAGGAGGGCAGGACAATGGACCTCAAAGAAGCAATCAAAAAGAGCGAATGCGTCGACGTTGATTACGGCGACAGAACTCCGGAAGAGATAAAGGAACTCGACGAAGCGCTTGATGTAGTTTTTTCAGTTGCTCGAAGAGTTGCAAGAGCTAATCAGACAATATGCGACTATTGCGGGCAGTCAATAGAACTCCGAAAGACAGTAACAATAAAC